TTGGGAAGTTAATCGTTGGACAAATTATGCTATTAGAATATTATCAGGAACGGGAGACGGTCAGACAAGACAAATTCAAAGCAACGGAACAGATAGCATAGTTGTATATGAACCCTGGACAGTTCAGCCAGATAGTACATCAATCTATGCTATTCAGGCTTATAGCCCTGATATGTTGTTCTCTCTTGGTGGTAATGCCGAGACATATCTTTATCATTTAAACGGTTCAGATATGTTATCTCATGGAAGAGTTTTGGATGAAGGAACTATTCAGGTTGCTTGTGCAATTCCTACTGACGGAACGTCAACAGCAACTCATGTTATCTACGAACAAAAGCCTGTTTCTATTTCGGCTCTTTCTGGAACAACAACTATTACCGCAACTACAGTTCAGCCTCACCAATTTAAAGTTGGACAGTGGGTCTCTATTAGAGGCGTAACTTCTGCTGCTGCTGACGTTTATAACGTCACTGGTAAAGTTCAGATCGCAACTATTCCTTCTTCAACCTCTTTTACCTATGTCCCTAACGCGGCTGGTACTGGTACATATCAATATTCAGAAAACGTAACAGTTGGCGCTTCAGTTGCCCCAGATGCTTCGAAACATTTTGCTGATCTTGCAACTGGCGGTTCGACTACATCAGTTACGTTTACAAGAGCAACCCCATCTAATATCAATGGTTGGTATGCTTATGGTACAAATATTGCTGCTGGCGCTCAAGTTGCGAGCGGAGCAGGAACTACAACAATAAATTTCAATCTTACAGGAGCAGGCACTCCAACAGGAACAATTGTATTTACAAAGTGGCCTAGACCTGTAACTGCTACATATTCATCAGGCGGCGGCGCTGGTGTATTTACGGCAACTATGAGCGCATCAATTCCGGCTTATGTAAAGGGTTGGCTTGCTACCGGAACAAATATTGGTATAGGAGCTTATGTGACGGGCGGAGAAGGAACAGTAACACCTCAGTTCTCTATTCAATGTGCTGGTGCTCCATCAGGAACTATAACTTTCAGTTATCCTGTAAATAATCCTTTGCCTGTAACAGCAACTTATAGCTCAAATCCTAATACTACTAGCATAACATTTACAGGAACTGTTCCGTCTTATATTAGAGATTGGTTTGTTTCTGGAACTAATATCGGAAACGGAGCCAGAGTTGTATCTGGCGAAGGTACAAATACTATCGTAGTTTCGACTCCTCATGCAGGAACTCCATCAGGAACAATTACTTTCTATGCTCCTACTGAAGTTAATGCTATGATTTACGCCACAACAGCAGCTCCTGTTGCTTCAGCCACTGGTCTTTTAGCAACAGGAACAGCGGGTCAGTTAGTCGCCCAAAACGTAAACAACGGAACAATTATGATTCCTCTGGCGGCAATGACTGCTGTAGCTTCAGGTCTTTCTAGATATGTTATTTCTAGAAGAAATATGATAGGGCAGTTTTATGCAGGACAAAACCTTTCTTATCTATCAGGAGTAACTTTAGGAACTCAATCTACTGCTGGCTTGGTGGATACAAACGCTTTCTGGGCAACCGCAACAGGTTCAGGCGGCGGAGTAGGAGCAACTTCATTTACATTATCAGCAATAGGATCTCCTATTCATAATGGTTGGTATGTTTCTGGAACAAATATTCCTGCTGGTACTAGAGTTGTTTCTGGTGGCGGCACAACTACAATTGTCGTTGATACTCCTTTAACAGGCACAGTTTCTGGTACAATAACTTTCACTGCTTGGTCTGCCCAAGGATTAACTGGAAGAAGAGTAAGAATAATCTCTTCAACAGGTATCAATCAGGAAGCTACAATAGGTATCGTGGCACCTACAACGGGAACTATAACAACAACAGCAGCTTTGACGACTGCTCCTGCAACTGGCATTACAACATATTGTATTCTCCCAACAATTGTTCCGGGCGCAGGACTTCAATTAAGGTGGAACTCTAATGGTTCTAATCCAGTTAGTAGAGGTAGAAACTTATATAGATTTAGAGGAACCGCTGTTGGTGTTGATAGAATTGATCTAACTAATGATTTGTTTTATTTTATTTCTATAACTCCGAACTTTGAAGCTTTAGGCGCAGGTTCTATGTATGCGTATGATGGGGGAGATAGAATCTACTTTACAAGAGACGCAACCAATCGTGTATATTATCTAGACTTAACTACTATGATGGTTCACGGAGCTGGTTTGTTCCCTTATACTGCTGGCACTGCAGGTATCGGAAACAGAATGGAAATATTCAAAACGGTAGATGGATTGAAGTATCTATGGCTTACTCGTCAAGCGCAAGTTGAAACATTCCGTACATTATTGTTCTATTAAAATTTATTGGAGAAAATAAATGCAACTTAATGAAATTTTGATAATTTTACAAAATAGATTAGCTAGTTTAAATGAAGCTAGAAAATCTGCCGTTGCTATTGGAGACTTGGCTAATGTAGCAAAAATTGATAATGATTTGATGACTACTGTCACTAGTATAGAAGAACTTAAAAAACTTATTTCGTTACAGTAGTTTATTCAAGGAACGATAAGAGATGACTTTACCTGAGATATTAACTATATTAGAGGAAAGAGTCATCTTTTTGACATTAGCTAAAAATATGATTAAAAACAGCGAAACAGCGGAAATTTTAAATACGAATATTTTTTATATACAAGAAAGCATTCAGAAGATACAAGAAGCTATAAATATTGCTAGTATCTAATGGAGAAAGATAAATGGCATTACCAGTCAGTAGACAAACTTTCAAAGATTATTGTTTAAGACGATTGGGTGCCCCTGTTACTCAGATCAATGTTGATGATGATCAAGTAGATGATCGTATTGATGATGCTTTACAATATTACTGGGATTTCCATTTTGATGGTACAGGCAAAACTTATTATAAAGCACAAATAACTCAACAAGATTATAACAACAAGTACATAACTCTTCCGGATAATATTATTGGAGCAGTTCATGTATTTCCAATTGGATCTTCACTTTCTACTAATAATCTTTTTAATATTAGATATCAAATTGCATTGAATGATCTTTATGATCTAACTGCAACAACAATGGTACCATATTATATGGCAATGCAACATATTCAGTTGCTTGAACAGCTTTTAGTAGGTCAGCATCCAATTAGATTTAATAGAAGAATGAATAGACTTTATATTGATATGGATTGGGATAGATTAAATGTAGATGAATTTGTTATTGTAGAAGCATTTCAAGTTGTTGATCCCGACACTTATACTAAAGTTTGGTCAGATCGCTGGTTGCAAAAATATGCAACAGAACTTATTAAACAGCAGTGGGGTCAAAATCTTATTAAATTTCAGGGAGTTTCCTTACCTGGAGGAATGCAATTTAATGGAGAAAAACTCTATAATGATGCAACAAATGAGATAGCTAAACTAGAAGCAGATATGATAAACAGTTATTCAGTCCCTGTTGCATATTTCTTAGGTTAATTTTATGACCATCAATTCATTTTTTCAAAATTTTAGTTTCTTTGGAGAGCAAGAATTACTTCAGGACTTAGGAACTGAAATGATTCAAAGATATGGAGTTGAAGTATATTATCTTCCTCGATCTCATGTCAATATTGATAGAGTATTTCTAGAAGATTCTTTATCTGAATTTAAAAGAGCCGTATCAATTGAAGTTTTCATTAAAACTTTTCAGGGATGGCAAGGTGAAGGTGACTTGATGCAGAAATTTGGAATTAGTATGGCAGATCAAATTACATTCAGCATGATGCGAAGAAGATGGTATCAAGAATTTACTTTGTACCAACAAAATCTTATTCGTCCATTAGAAGGCGATTTCATCTATCTTCCACTAACTAAATCATTGTTCGAAGTAAAATTCGTTGAACACGAAAGCAATTTCTATCAAACCGGACAATTATCTTTCTATGATATAAAGTGCGAAAGAGCAAATTATAGCAATGAAAATATTGATACTGGAGTTCCTGAAATTGATAATATTGAAAGTAAGTTTAGCAATGCTGCTGATGACTTCTTCATGTTAAATGAAACAGATGAAACTCTTGTTGCTGGTGATGGAAGTAATTTCATTACTGGACAGTATGATTTAGATAAGGTAGATACGACTCAACAGAATAGCTTATTCAGTGCAGAAGGTCAAAACTTTATTGACTTCTCTAAGAATAATCCATTAGGAGAGTTGATGTAATTTTTAACGTGTTTTGATGAAGTGAAATATGTTATAAATAGTTCTGAAGGATTACAGTTTTTTGCAAAACGTACTCCATAATAATATTTGTTAGTCGAAGTCCAACCAATTAGATAAGTATAAGGTATATGAATAAACATAGCTGAAGCCTCCTTCGAAGGGTTTAGAGTAGATGGGAGTTACAGCTCCGCGATCTACATTTATTTATATATTTTATAGGAGGATATTAAAATTTTAGGTTATCATTTTTATCATGGATTGATTAGAAAATATGTTGTCTTATTTGGTCAAATATTCAATGACATTTATGTTGATAGAAAAGACAAAGATGGAGTCACTCAAAGAACATTCAAGATTCCTGTTTCATATGGTCCAAAGGAACGATATCTAGCACGTTTTGCTCAGAATCCTGATCTTCTCAGAGAAGTATCAATGGTATTTCCTAGAATGTCATTTGAAATTACAAATATTTACTATGATCCATCAAGAAAACTTAATACAATAGGAAAAATACCTGCTGTTCAAACTGGACCTAGTGCAAATACAAATGTAGCAAATATGCAATATAATCCAGTCGCATATAATTTTGATATTACTTTATCAATCATTGCAAGAAATACTCAAGATGCTCTGCAAATAGTAGAACAGATTGCTCCTTATTTTACTCCTCAATGGACAGAAACTCTAAGTCTAGTTGATGGAATGGATATCAATATGGATATTCCAATTATCTTAAAAACAATGCAGATGGTAGATACATATGCTGGTAATTTTGAAAGCAAAGAATGGATTATTTGGGATTTGACTTTTACTCTAAAAGGATATCTGTACGGAGCAACAAGAACCAAATACTTGATCAAAGAATCAATTGTCAACACTTATATTCCAAAAGGAGCAAAAGCAAGTTCCGGAATAGGAATTACTCCAGCAGTTACAACTGTTACAGTAACTCCTGGAATGCTTGCTAATGGCTCTCCAACATCAAATGCTGCTCTATCTGTCTCATCAGATTTAATTTCTGCAGATGATAATTGGGGATTCATCACAGATTTTGAAGAGGATTTACAGAATGGATAAAATAGCACAAATTTTAAATCTGCCTATAGTACCAGATCCAGTAAAAGATATAGTACAAGTTCCTGCTCAAAAAAATCCAGAAGAACAAGCCAAAGATGATTTTGATACTGCAAGAAATTCCATGTTAACTGCACTCGAAACAAGTCAAGCTGCACTAGAACAGTTGAGTCAAATTGCAGTAGGAAGTCAACATCCAAGAGCATTTGAAGTATTAGCAAAATTAGTAGATACAATTGGAGAAACAAGCAAAGGTCTTGTTGATCTACACAAACAAAAGCAAACAAAACAAACAGAAAATACAACAATTAACAACAAGCTAGTAATTTCTACCACTGATTTATTGAAAATGCTGAAAAATAAAGATGAGATTAAATGACAAGAACTACTTATCTCGGCAATAAAAATCTAAAAGCATCTGATGTAAAAGTTCCTTGGGAAGAAGATAATATCAGAGAATATATCAAATGTTCTCAAGATCATGTTTATTTCATCAAAAATTATGTAAAGATCGTAAATGTAGATAAAGGTCTTGTTCCTTTCGATCTTTGGCCTTTCCAAGAGGAAATGGTCAATACAATGGTCGATAATAGATTTATTATCTGTAAGATGCCACGTCAGGTCGGTAAAACCACGACAGTTGCTGCTCTTCTTCTTTGGTATGCATTATTTCATGAAAATTTTAATATTGCTATTCTTGCCAATAAAGATAGACAAGCAAGAGAAATTTTAAGCAGAATACAATATGCATATGAATACTTACCTAAATGGCTTCAGCAAGGTGTTGTTGAATGGAATAAAGGCAATATTGAACTTGAAAATGGATCCAAAATTCTAGCGGCGGCAACATCATCCAGTGCAGTTCGCGGTGGATCATTCAATCTTATCTATCTTGATGAGTTTGCTTTCGTTCAAAATAATATTCAAGAAGAATTTTTTGCTTCAGTTTATCCTACAATTTCATCAGGTAAAACAACTAAAGTTATCATCACTTCAACTCCTAATGGAATGAATTTGTTCTATAGAATATGGGCAGATTCAGAAGAAAACAGAAACTCATACAAAAGAGTAGATGTTCATTGGTCTCAAGTTCCTGGTAGAGATGATGCCTGGAAAAAACAGACTATTGAAAATACAAGTCAACGACAATTTGATCAAGAATTTAATTGTGAATTTCTCGGCTCAAGTAATACTCTTGTAGATTCAAGAAAACTTAGAAATTTAATCTGGAAAAATCCTATACAGAAACATGAAAATATGGATATCTATGAGTATCCAGTTCAAAATAACAAATACGTTATTACCGTTGATACTTCCAGAGGAGTTGGAATAGATTACTCAGCATTTGTAGTATTCGATGTAACTGATATTCCATATAAAATAGTTGCAAAATATAGACATAATGAAATATCTCCTTTACTTTATCCTAATATTATCTGGAGAGCGGGCAAATACTACAATGATGCTATGGTTTTAGTTGAAGTAAATGATAATGGTCAACAGATTGCAGATATTTTATTTTATGATTTGGAATACGAAGGAGTTCTTCTAACTCAGAATAGAGGAAAACAAGGAATTAG